TAATTATCAATCCGGTGCCCGTTTCAAGATTGCCCGTCTTTATAACCGGAAATTCAAGGAATATATCTTGAAGCATGGGAAGACGGACGCCAGGGGGGTCCTCGCGGGGACCGCCGATAGTGAAGACTCTCTGAATCTCATGAAGGACGCAATTGCTTCTACAGTCCTTGTGGATTGGGATCGAATTCTGGACGATGAGGGGAATAAGATACCTTATACCGTGGAGGACGCGAGGAAGGCCCTTGATATCCCCGACTTCTACAACGAGGTTTATAATATGGCTTCCGAGCGGGAACTGTTTTCCCTTTCGGATGCGGAGGAAGCACAAAAAAACTGAAGGCGCGTCTCGAGTGGGAATGCCGATGGGGTCCCTACTCGAAGAAACTCGAGGCGCTCGAAAAAAAGAACCGGCCAATGAAGGCCCTGGAAATTAGACCGGAGATCAGATTTGACTTACTGCCAATTTGGGAAGGCTTCATTAAGCTTCACAATCGGAGACAGTTCGGTATGTCTCCGAATCCGATCTCATCCCCTGCAATCGAAAGCCACTTGAATATGATGGGGTATATGAATCCTGATATTCGCCGGGAGATTTACGAATATATCGCATTCCTGGACGATGTATGGATGGGCCTTCAATTGACAAAACCGGGCAAGAAATAAGGAAATCTTATGGCGAATATCGCGACTCTTTTCGTTAGAATAAGCGCTCGAGGGGCGGTCCTCGGGGCCCAGAAGTTCAAAGCTGCCACCCGCTCAATGGGGGTCGCGACGAAGGGATTGGGTAAAAGCCTTCTAAGTCTGAAGGGAATCGCGATCGGGACCTTCGGGGTTCTGATCTCCGCCTCGGTCGCGAGGAAATTCGTTCGGGCTGTCACTCAGCAGGAGGACGCAATCGCCCAACTCGAGGCGGGTCTGAAATCTACTAACTTCCAGGCGGGGCAAACGGTCGCGAGCATTCGCAAAGTCTCCGCCGAAATGCAACAAATGACGCGATTCAGCAACGAAGCAATCGAGGAGATCGCGGGGGTCGGCCTTTCCTTTACCGAGATCAAGGACGATATATTCCCTGATTTCCTTCGGATATCAGCCGATGTAGCGACCAGGATGGGCGCTGATCTCCAAGCTACGGCCCTTCAATTAGCAAAGGCCCTTAATGCCCCTGTTCAGAACCTTTCGGCCCTTAGTCGAAGCGGTATTCAGTTCTCGAAGAGTCAGAGGTCCGTTATCAAGTCGCTTTGGGAGACCGGACAGCAGGCGGAAGCACAAAGGCTTATTCTCGTGGAATTGAATCGGCAATACGGCGGATCGGCAACGGCTGCAAAGGATACCTTAGGTGGCGCCCTTGATACGCTCAAAAACAGTATGGATGATCTGGTCAAAACGATTGCGAATGAAGTGTCTCCCACGATCGGAAGTTGGGCCGATGAGATGAACGATGTAGTCGTGGGCCTGGATGAACTGTCCAAGCGGGGCGAACTTTCGGGCCTCACCGGATTCGCCTTGGTTTTTTCGGGAATCAATGAAGAAGTTCGGGCCCTTAAAACGGAACTTGTCTTTGAGGGCGGGAAGTTCGTTATGGTATCTCCCGAGGACGCCCGAAGATTGAGGGAAGCCCGTCTTGAAGCGGAGAAGCTTGCGGCAGCCAGGGCGAAATCAAATCGACAGTCAATGCCCGTCCTTCTCGACGCGAGCCGAGCCGGAGCCGATGCGATCCAGGAACTTATTGACAAAGAAAAAGAACAGCAGATGGTCGGATCGATGACGGCCCTTCAGCAGGAGACGAGGAAGAAGCTTCTCGAAGCAGAAACCACGGCTTATATTAAACTTGAAGAAGAATTAAAAGCATTGAATGTCGATCAGAAGGAATTCAATCAGCTTTATAATATCGGAAGCGATGCGATCGAAAGGCAACTCGGGAAGCTTGGGGATCAGATCGAACTCGCGCATAAATTCAAGGAAAAGATGAAGGAGTATCGGGAAGTGAAGGCGGTATTCGATTCTGTCTCGAGATCAATCGCGTCGAATTTCACGGAAATGATACTCGGAGCGAAGAGCGCCGGGGAAGCCTTCAAGGATTTGACGGGCCAAATTATTCGGATGCTTATTCAAAGGGCAATCGTTCAATCCTTGTCTGGATTCGGGCCGGCGGTTCCTGCTCAAGTCGTGGGAACCGGAGCGAAGGGCCTCGTCGCAATGGCTAACGGTGGAGTGACGAAGGGCCCGACCCCGGCGTTGATCGGCGAAGCAGGGCCCGAAGCGGTGATCCCCTTATCCAGGGATGAGCGGGGAAATCTCGGAATCGGAGGGGGCGGGGTCACGAATGAAACGAACCTTACCTTCGTGGGCGATGCTCGAGGAATGATGGAACAAATGATGGACCCCCGCGCCGTGCAAAGAATGAACGAAGTATATAAACAGGGGTATTCCTTATGAGCGATGAAATTATTAACGATGTGCTTTCACGGAACCAAAGCTTCCCGTATAAGTATTCATTCAAGAGATTCGTAACGGTTCAAAGGAACCCCTCGAATACCGTCAAGCAAACCTTCGTCCATGATCCCCATGATTGGGCCCGATTTGAAGTCAAGTGGAGCCAATTGACAAACGCGCAAAGAGACTTAATGTGGGCTTTCATAAAGGCTCACGGCGGGAATGAACAAAGCTTCCTCTTTCGGGACGAATTCGGATTCGGATATCAAGTCCCGCGCCTGACGATCGGGACAGGGGATGGCTCGGAAGATGAATTCCAACTTATCGAAACCTTCACAAGTGGTGCAGTTTCAAAGAGTTATGAGCGGTGGGATATTGAAAGCGGAAGCCTTCGGATTTGGATCAATAGCGTAGAAGTCTTTTCGCCGGCAGCGTGGTCGGCAGATTTGACTCGGTCCGGTTTGGTGACTACGGTCGCTCCGGTTCCTTTTGGAGAACTCATCGAAGCGGAATTCGATTTCGATCGGCGCGTTCGCTTTGCCGGAGACATATCTTCCATGCTTCGGGATTATCAGAATACCGACTTGCCCCTGGTCCTCGAGGAGGAAAATTCAGAATGACATTCAAAGCAGGAGTGAATGTCCTCGCGCCCTATATCGTCGAAGGGATCGAGATCGTTTTCGCGGATGGCTCGACCGAATGGCACTTCACCACTCACTCGAAAAGCTTTACCTTCCTGGCGAAGGATTATGTCCCGGCCCCGATATCCCGGCAAGGCTCCGGTTCGCAGGAAGCTGCGGTAAAAGTCGGGAAGGAATCGATCACGCTCGAACTTTCCACGGATGTTCGGGCCCTGATCGACTTCGATATGATCCGGCACCGAAGGGCCCTGGATCACGCCGAGATAAAGATTTACCAAATCGATATGAACGACATGGCGAATTATCGGCTTCGGTATAGCGGATTTACGGGGATCGTCCGGTGCAATGAGGAAAGGCTTATCATCGATTCAAAGGATTTGTTCTTCCTATTCAAAAAGAATCTTCCCGTCGATATGTATGGCGAAAGCTGTAATTTGATATTCGGTGGGCCGATCTGCATGATCGATCTGGATACGATCAAGGTCACGGGGACCGCGGATTCTGGGAGCGATGAGAATACGCTTGTGGACGCGGCCCGGGTCGAAGCGGATGGGTTCTTCGATCGTGGATATATCGAGATGACTTCGGGAACGCTCAACGGAGAAAAAGCGGCGGTCCAGGCTTATACCGTCGGAAGCTTTGAGTTGATGCCCCCGTTCCTTTCCGCAATCGGGATCGGGGATACTTATCAGGCATTCCCGCATTGTCAGAAGACATGGGACGGATGTAATAATCTTTTGAATACAATTAACTTCTTCGGGTTTCAATATATCCCGAGGCCGGAGCAGGTCCAGGTATGAATATAATCGAAGAGATCAAACCGATTGAGTTAGGACTCGATTTGGTCATGCCCTTAACGGAAGCCGAAAAGAATCAGGCGATCCATGAGGTTATCGAAGAAGCGCTTTCGTGGGTCGGGACCCCGTATCGCTTCGGATGTCAAGAGAAGGGAAAGGGCGCGGATTGCGCCGAGTTCGAACTGAAACCGTTCAAGGCTGCACGGTTGATACCTGAAGGGGCTCGGCCCCCTCGGGCCCATCGGGACGCCTATTTGGGGAAGAAAGTCGACAGGGATGAATTCAGGAATTACCTTCTCCGCTATTGTGTCGAGGTTCCTTATCCCACTCGGCGCCCTTCTGATATAGCGACCTTCCTTGTGAATGGGATTGAGCGCCATGTTTCTATTATCGTTCAAAGCGACCCCGATATGATCGTCCATGCCGTTCAGCTTTCCCATGTAAGGAAACAGAGATTGCATAAAATACCGACCTTGAAATCGATCTACCGTCACAAGGCGCTTATATAATGGCTGGCCCGAATGAATTCATCTCGTCAGGACTAAGACTCGGCCTTGTCGTTGGCCTGGGTGCAGCTTTCGGTGCGCCGGGATATATCATCGGTGGCGTTCTGGGGACGATCCTATTCCCGCCGGAGGGCCCCGAAGCACCTGATCCTTATACCGATTTATTCCTCAATACATCGAATGAATTCATCCCCGTCCCGCTTCTCTATGGGATCAATAAGACCCCTGGCAATTTTATTTACATGGGAAGCTTACGAAGTCAGAAGATCGAAGAGGGTGGCAAGGGCGGTCAGAAGACCGTTGTGGGCCACAAATATTGGGGGAATTGGGCCATCGGAGTAGGGAAGGGCACGCTCGATACGACCCGAATGTGGAAGGCGAATGACCTCTTCGTGCATGAGGGCAATACATCGGTCGAGATTCATCGCGGAACGCCCGAGCAGACAGTCGATCCCGATTGGGATGGCTTCGTCGATCAGGCCGTGCCCTTGAGAAACTTCGCCTATGAAATGTATGTCGATCATTATCTCGGCAAGGACAATAAGACCCCACCCCCTCTTTATCGGGAAACGCACAAATTCCCCTTTACGGACGATCTCGATACAAGTCCCTATGTCTATAATAAGGTCCGCGAGGACCTCACGGATGGGGGAGTGATCCTTCGGGACAAATGGGATTTTACATATATCATCGATATCGAAACCGACGAGGAAATGAATGTCTATAATCCCGACGGATCGCTCGCCAGGACGGTCGATCTTTCGCCCCTGCTCATAACGGACGAATGGGATGCGACTCTGACTTATAATAATGGTCGGGCCTGGATCAATTTATACTATATCAAGCCCGGGACCGTATCAAAGGATCGGATTGTCGTAACTCGATGGGTTTCGAGTCTCCCAAATATAGGACTTTCCGCTAGTTCTAAGAATATATTCACGGGCACCCTGGTCGATAATCAATTCGCAAGCAATTTAAATGTGACAAGTAATGAGGACTTTATCTTCGTGGGCGCGACATGGCAGGGAACGGGTCAGGTGTTCAAGACGGCAAGCGGGGCGCCTTCTTCAATCCTCGCGACGATCGATATCAACAGCCAAAGCACGAGTCCCGATGACATGGCTTGCAATTATGAACACTTCTTCGTGATCGATGGCGCGACGATTTACATGTATGATCTCGATGGG